TTTATACCAGCACGCACAATCTGATCCAACCTGGTTAGCCTATACGGCAAAAGCCAGCGAGACAGGGATTATCGACCAAGAGGAATTAGATGCTGCTAAAGCTCAAATGGGAGATGCAAAATTTAAGCAAGAATTTGAGTGCGATTGGATTGCAAATATCGAAGGAGCAGTATATGGAGAAATTATAAAATCTTTAGAAGAAAAAAAACAAATAACTAGAATTGCATACGACCCAGCATTAATGGTTCATACTGCCTGGGATCTTGGAGTTGACGATAGTACAGCAATAGTTTTCTATCAATTACTGGGGAACCAGATTTTAATAATTGATTATTATGAAAACAACCGAGAAGGGTTGCCGCATTATGTTCAAGTCGTAAAAGATAAAGATTATGTCTATGGGGAACACTTTGCGCCACATGACATAGAAGTAACAGAATTTTCAACGGGTAAGACCAGAAGAGAGGTAGCTTACCAATTAGGAATAAGGTTTAAGATTTTACCTAAAATAAATTTAGAAGATGGTATCCACAGCTTAAAGATGGTTTTACCTAAGTGTTGGTTTGACGGAGAAAACACAAAACCATTAGTAGATGCTTTAAGACACCATCATCGAAAATATAACGAGAAGATGAAAATGTTTAGTAATAAACCAGTAAAGGATTGGAGTAGTCATGCAGCAGATGCCGCAAGATATATGGCTCTGTCGATTACTGATTTGCCTAGACAAAAAGCAACAGCACAAAGTTTAGCAGTAAACGAATATAGAATACACGGAGAATAATTATGGGAATTTTTAAATCGCCTTCAATGCCACCACCTCCTCCACCACCAGCACCGGCTCCAGAGCCGCCAAGCTACGAGGATGAGTTAAGAAAAAAAGAGATTGAAGAAAAAAGAGCTAAAGTAAGAAGAAATAGAAAAGGCAGAAAACAAACAATTTTAACTGGAGCCGAAGGTTTAGAGGATGACAGTTTATTAGTTAAAAAGAAAAAGTTAGGAGGATAAATGGGAGGAGCAAATAGTGGATCCACAGGAGGAGGCGGAGGCGGACCAAGTGTTGGTCCAGCTGGTGCAACTTATTCTGTAGTTGGAACAGGAAGAAAAACGGAAAAAAAATATGGTACTGTTGCGGATGCAAAACAAACCGCAAAGCGACATGAATTTAGAGAAAGCGGAGCAAGAAATATTGATAAAAATTTAAAAAACGCTCCACTTATTGTACAACCATTTGCTGGATTATTTAAAGAAGGTTCAAGAAGAACAAGAGATTATTTTACGGATAAAGTTCTTACATCTACAAGAGGTAAAAAAAATTTTGGTTATAATAAACAACAATTTGAAAGTTTATCTATTGAGGAGCAGAATAAAATTTATGCTGGTTATATATCTGGTAGACAAAGCGGAGCAACAGATGCTTATGGTAATGTTTATTCTAACAAAGATAATAACCAACCTATTTTAACACAAGCACCAAAAACTACTTATGTTGAAGGAGTGGGTGCGTCTGCGGTTGCAGCATCTCCAACAAAAGCAGAAATGGATTAAGCATCAGCTACTACAATGTCTACTGATGAAACTTTACTTGCAACTAAAAAAAAAGGTAGATCGGAAAATATTTTAACTTCTGCAAAAGGATTAGGAGATACAAATTTAACAATTAAAAGAAAAAAATTAGGATAAAAAATGGCAGTAGAAAAAAAAGCAAAAGAAATTATTGATAAATATAATACTTTAAAAACTCAAAGAGTTACTTGGGAAGAGCATTGGCAAGAGATTGCAGATTATTTTTTACCAAGAAAATCCAATATTACTATTAAAAGAACTAAAGGCGATAAACGACACGACCAGATTTATGATGGTACAGCTACTCACGCATTAGAATTATTATCCGCTAGCTTAAATGGTATGCTAACCAATACGATTTCTCCGTGGTTCGTTTTAAAATTTAGAAACGAGGCAACTAACCAAGATGATACAGCAGTAGAATGGTTAGAGAGCTGTGCAAAAATTATGCAGCAAGTATTTGCTCGTTCAAATTTTCAACAAGAAATTTTTGAACTTTACCATGAACTATTAGCTTTTGGTACATCTGCGATGTTTATTACAGATGATATTAAGGATGACTTACGTTTTAAAACTTTACATATTTCAGAAATATTTATTACTGAAAATGAAAAAGGATTTGTTGACAGCTTATTAAGAAGATTTCATCTTAAAAATAAAAATATTCCTTTAATGTATCCAGATGTAGAACTGCCAAGAGGATTACAGGAGGCAGTAAAGAATAAACCTTTTGAGGATAGTGTTATTCTTCATACGGTACATAAATCTGATACTCCAATGGGTTATCAGAATAAAGATAATATGGATTATATCTCATGCCATATTCATCAAGAGACAGGAGCTATTTTAAGAGAAAGTGGATTTAGAGAATTTCCATACGTTGTACCTAGATATTTAAAATCTTCATCCAATGAAATCTATGGCAGATCGCCAGCGATGAATGCTTTACCAGATACCAAGATGTTAAACACAATGTCTAAAACATCTATTAAAGCAGCTCAAAAACAAATTGACCCACCTTTAATGGTTCCCGATGATGGTTTTATTTTACCAATTAGAACTGTACCTGGTGGATTAAATTTTTATAGATCTGGAACCAGAGATAGAATTGAACCATTACAAGTTGGATCGAATGCTCCTGTGGGTATTCAAATGGAAGAGCAAAGAAGAAAAGCAATTAGAGAAAATTTCTTTGTCGACCAGTTAATGATGATACAGGGTCAAAACATGACAGCAACAGAAGTTATGCAAAGAACTGAAGAGAAGATGAGATTGTTGGGTCCAGTATTAGGAAGATTACAAAGTGAATTACTACAACCATTAATTACTAGAGCTTTTAATTTATTATTAAAAAATAATAAATTACCTCAAATACCAGAAGAGATTGGCGACCAGGATGTTGAGATAGAATATGTATCTCCATTAGCCAAAGCTCAAAAAACACAAGAGCTATCATCTGTTATGAGGGGAATAGAAATATTTGGCTCAATGCAAAATATTGCACCGGTATTTGATTACATAGATATAGATGGTTTAGTCGATCACATTAAAAATGTTTTAGGTTTACCAGCTAAAATTATGAGATCAAAAGCAGAGGTTCAACAAATCCAACAACAAAAACAACAAGCCGAAATGGAAATGCAACAATTACAACAAGCGCAAGCAGTTGCAGAGAGTGCTGGTAAAATAGCACCAGCTCTAAAGGCGGTTGAGTAATGGATCAAAAAGAACTTAAACAATTAGGAATAGATTATAAAACAGTTTTTAAATCGGAAGCCGGAGAACGAGTGCTTTCTGATTTGGAAAAAAGATGTAGCTTTCACGCAACTACTCACGTTAAAGGAGACAGCCACGAAAGCGCATTTTTAGAAGGTTCAAGAGCAGTAGTCTTGTTCATTAAAAATATGCTTAACAAAAAAGGAGAATAAAAATGTCAAGCGAAAATCAAGAGGTAGTAACACCAGAAGTTCAAACTGAAAATTCTGTGTTATCTGGAGATCCTAAAACAGAAACTCCAACAAGTACAGATTGGAAAGCAAGTCTTTCCGATGAAATAAAAGCAGACAAATCTTTAGAAAATATTAAAGATATTGAAAGCCTAGCAAAAAGTTATGTCCACGCACAAAAGCTAGTAGGTTCAGATAAAATTCCTGTACCTAATAAATTTGCAACAGAAAAAGATTGGGATGCAGTTTATGAAAAACTAGGTAGACCAAAGGATGCAACTGGATATAAATATGATCTAGGAGAAGATGCTAAAATTAATGAAGATGCTTTAAAAAATTTTTCAGACCAAGCACATAAGTTAGGATTATTACCTAATCAAGCAAGTGGTATAGTTAAGTTTTACAATGATATGGCAGCTCAACAGCAACAAGACGCAGATACAACAGCTTCGGGTGCTAGAGAGCAAAGTGAAACAGCTTTAAAAAAAGAGTGGGGTCAAGCATACGACCAGCAAATTAATAAAGCGGCAACTGTTGCTAAACAAGTTTTAGATGCTGATTTTTTAAATTCAAATTTAGCAGACGGAACTAAAATTGGCGACCATCCAAGTTTTATTAAAGCATTTGCAAATTTAGCAGATAAGATGGGAGAAGATACTATAACGCAAGCATCTGGACCAGCTTATCAAACACCAGCACAATTAGAAAAACAAATTGGAGAATTAACACAACAAGGTTCAGCATACTGGGATAAAAGACATCCCAACCATGAACTAGCTGTTAAAGAAGTTTTAGCTTTACGAGAACAAAAAAATCAAGTATAGCCAAAATATATTAGGATAATCGAAAGACCCTAGTTGACACTATGAAAGTATAGGTTCCAGGAGAACTGAAATCGAGGTTTCGACCCGTAAGGATAATCAGCCGCTTAACATTAACAATAACCAACCATAAGGAGAATAGTATGTCTATTCAAATTACTACTTCTTTCGTTGAACAGTATAGCTCGAATATTGCTATGCTTTCTCAACAAATGGGAAGTAAACTTAGAGGTTCTGTTGATGTGGAAACTGTTAGAGGAAAAAATGCTTTCTTTGACCAAGTAGGAGTTACAGCTGCACAGTTGAGAACTTCACGTCATGGAGACACTCCTCAAATAGATACTCCTCACAGCAGAAGAAGATTGAGCTTGGCTGACTATGAATGGGCTGACTTAGTTGACGATGTCGACAAAGTTAGAATGCTTATAGACCCAACTAGCTCATACGCTAAAGCAGCGGCAGCAGCTATGAACCGTGCAATGGATGATGTAATTATTACATCGTTCAACGCATCGGCTGATACTGGTGTTGCTGGTGGTACATCTACAGCTTTACCTTCAACGCAAAAGACTGCGACTTCAGACCAATCAGACGGTTTGACGATTGCTAAACTTTTAGCAGCGAAGAAAATCTTAGATAACAACGATGTTGACCCTTCATTGAAGAGATATGTCGTATGTGGACCACAACAGATCTCAGATCTATTAGGAACTACTCAAGTAACTAGCTCTGACTATAATACAGTTAAAGCTCTTGCTGAAGGTAGTATCAATTCCTACTTAGGTTTTGAGTTTATAATGTCAACAAGATTGAACAAGGATGCAACGTACACTTCTGACAGATTAGTTTTTGCATATACTGAAGATGCTATTAAATTAGGTATCGGTAAGGATATTTCTGCAAAAATTTCTGAAAGAGCTGACAAATCTTACTCAACGCAAGTATATTACGCAATGAGTTTAGGTGCAGTTCGTATGGAAGAAGATAAAGTTGTGCAAATCCCTTGTCATGAAGCATAATCAATAGAGAGGAAATAAATCATGGGAACTAAAAACTCAGACTTAGTAGCAAACTTTGAAGCTACACCTCAAGTTCTTAACAACACAGCACTTTTACACGGAGTAGTTCGTGTAGCTCAAGGTACTATAGTTGTTGCGGCTGGAGATAGTGATGATGACGATATTGTTATGCTTGCACCTATACCAAGTAATGCAACCGTTCCGCAAATCTGGATCGGTTCAGATACACTTGGGGGTTCATGTACTTTCAATGTTGGGATTTATCAAAGTGATGGAACAGTAGTTGATGAAGATTACTTTGCAACTGCGGTGGCTGATGCTGCTGCTATGGCAGATGTAAGATTTGAAGCTGCTAACATCAATACTGCTGGTTCAACAATGTGGGAAATGGCTGGAGCATCAACTGATCCTGGAGGTTACTACTACATAGCGGCTACTATGGCTGCTGCGGGTGGAACTGAAGGCGATATGTCGTTCAACATTCATTACGTTGTAAACTAGAGTAAATAGAATTTTAGGCGGGGAAAGCGAGAGTGGAACCCGCCTAAGATGCAATGATAAAAAAGTTAGATAAACCAAAACCTATCTTACATTTTAAAAGTGGAAATCATATTTATAGATATGTTTTGGTAGACAGATTTAAAAACGATAACAAGTATCATTATGGTTTTGATACGAAGGAAGAATTAACTGAAGCTGAAATATTTGCTTTGGTAAAACCAAGAACATTAAGAAGAAAATATATAATTAAAAAGGATTAACATGGCATCAGTAGTTCAAATTTGTAATTCAGCATTAAACCAATTAGGCGCAAGTTCAATTACAGCTCTTACAGATGATAGTAAAAATGCTAGATTATGTAATGAAAGATATACAACAATTAGAGATGCAGTTTATAGATCTCATCCTTGGAATTGTTTAATTAAAAGAGTTCAATTAGCACAAGATAGTGATACTCCAGCCTGGGGTTTTGATTATCAATATACTTTACCCGCAGATTGTTTAAGAATTTTAGGAATTAAAGATTATAATTCCGATTATAAAGTTGAAGGTAGAAAATTATTAATTAGTGAAAGTTCTGTTTATTTAATTTATTTAGCACAAATAACAGATGTCAACGAATTAGATGTTTTATTAAGAGAAACTATCTCTGCACATTTAGCACAGGATATAGCTTATGCTATAACTGCCAATCTACAAGTTGCAAAACTAATGGCAGAAAAATATCAAGCTAAATTATCAGAGGCAAGACACGCAGATAGTTCTGAAGGTTATAATACTAACCCAGAATTAGCTCCAACAGATCAAATCATAACTGAAGATTTTTTAAATAGTAGATACTAAATATGGGAAAACAACTTTTAAGCATCCCTAGCTTTACCGCTGGGGAGCTTTCCTCTTCTATGGAGGGAAGAACAGATTTTGCAAAATACTTTAATGGCGCAACGAATATTGAAAACTTTGTGGTTATGCCACATGGACCAATAACAAGACGACCAGGAACTTATTTTGTATCTGAAATAAAAACATCCGCAAACAAAACAAGACTTATTCCTTTTACATTTTCAACTGAACAAACTTACATTTTAGAATTTGGCAATCAATATATTCGTTTCTTTAAAGATGACGGTCAAATTGTAGAGGCTAATAAAACTATTACTGGAATTACTGCTGCTAATCCAGCCGTAGTTACATCTAACTCTCATGGTTATTCAAATGGAGATTTTGTAACTATCTCATCTGTTGTTGGAATGACAGAAGTAAATGGTAAAACTTTTAAAGTAGCAGATAAAACTACTAATACTTTTGAACTGCAAGATGTTGATGGCACAGATATAAATTCTTCTGGTTATACTGCTTATTCATCCGCTGGTGTAGCCAATAGAATTTACCAAATCACAACCAGTTATACGACAGCACAATTATTTGATTTAAAATTTGCACAGTCTGCTGATGTTATGTATATCTGCCATCCATCTCATGAGGCATCTAAATTATCCAGAACGGGTCATACATCCTGGACACTTTCAGAAGTAGACTTTGCTGAAACTGGTCCCTACATGGATACCAACACCACAACAACAACTTTAACTCCAGCATCCTCTGGAACTGGAACGGGTGTTAATATAACTGCCAGCTCAACCACAGGAATAAATGGTGGCGATGGCTGGCAAACAACAGACGTTGGAAGAATTTTAAAATTTAATAGTGGCGAGGCTGTAATTACAGCACGAACTAACACAACCGTTGTAGTTTGCACAATCACTAAAGCATTTGCTAATACCGATGCAACAGCAGCATTTAATCTAGGTTCTTTTTCGGATACCACGGGTCATCCTTCGGTGGTTACATTTTTTCAACAAAGATTAGTATTTGCTGGAACTTCAGATCAACCACAAACTATGTTTTTCTCAAAGTCTGGAGATTATGAGAATATGACAGCTGGAACTGATGCTGACGATGCTATGATTTATACTATTGCATCCAACCAGGTTAATGCGATTAAAGCTATGAAGGCAACGAGAACTTTAATTGTAATGACAACGGGTGGAGAATATGCTGTCTCTGCTGGAACCGCATCTGCAATCACACCGACAAATATTTCAATCATTAAACAATCCAACTATGGTTCAGCGGGAGTAGATGCTTTATCTATTGGTAACGCAACTATCTTTTTACAAAGAGCAAAAAGAAAAATGAGAGAGCTTGCTTATAATTTTGATACCGATGGTTATGTTGCTCCAGATTTAACTATTCTTTCTGAACATATAACTGAAAGTGGTATTACTCAAATGGATTACCAACAAGAGCCATATTCAGTTGTTTGGGGAGCAAGAACAGATGGTGTATTAGCTGGTTTAACTTATAATAGATTAGAAAATGTTGTTGCTTGGCACAGACACATTATAGGTGGTAAGTCTGACACTACAAAAAATATTATTCAACAATCAATTTCTTTTACATCTAATTCTTCAAACGTAAATACCACAAATAATACAATTACTATTTCATCACACGGTTTATCAACTGCTGATCCAATTTATTATTATGCTGGCTCTAATGCTATTGGTGGATTAAATAATTCAACATTATATTATGCTATTGCATCTGATAGTAATACCATTAAACTAGCCACAACCGCATCGAATGCTACTGCGGGAACGGCTGTATCTTTTACTTCAGCTCCAAGTTCAGACACAACTCAATATATTTATCAAGGTGTTAATATTTCATCTAATTTTATTTATTCAGCATCTCATGGTTTTGTTACTGGCGATATTTTTTATTATGATAATACAGGAACATCTATTGGTGGTTTATCTGAAAATACAAAATATTATATTGAAAAAATTGATAACAACCAATTTAAACTTTATTCAGATAAAACTTTAGACACCGTTGTTAGTTTAACTTCAGCTCACACATCGGAGCAAACAGATAATATTTTAACTCATGCTTTAGTAGAAAGTGTTGCGGTAATTGATGGCGATGCAGACGAAGATCAAGTGTGGGTTATAGTTCAAAGATGGATTAACGGAGCTGTAAGACGTTATGTAGAATATTTTACTCCATTTGATTTTAATAGAGATGTTACGGCATTCCATTATTTAGATAGTGGATTAAGTTATGTTGGCGATGAAACATCCACACTTACAGGATTAGATCATTTAGAAGGAGAAGTTGTAGATATTATTGGCGAAGGTGCTGCACAAACATCAAAGACAGTTTCAAGCGGAAGTATATCAATAGACAATGCAACGGAGCAAGCTAAAGTTGGTTTACTGTATACATCTGATTTACAAACAATGAGATTAGACGAAGGTTATACAGAAACAACTCAAACTAAAACAAAAAGAATTTATGATTTATCTGTTAGGTTTCAAGATACCGTTGGAGCTAAAGTTGGACCCAATGCAGCAAACTTAACATCAATAGATTTTAGAGCTAGTGGATCTCCAATGGATTTACCTATTCCTTTATTTACCGGAGATAAACAAGTGGAATTTGACACAGGCTATGGCACAGAAGGATTAGTTTATGTTCAACAACCACAAGCTCTACCAATGACTATTCTTGGTATTTATCCAAGATTGGAGACAGAGAGTGTCTAATATAAAATTTGTACCTTTTGAAAACGAACACGCACATTATATTTTAGATCAAGGTTTAAATAGTGAATTACTAGAAATGAAACCAGAGCATAGAAAATATGCTTATTATCTAAAAGAAGTTGGAATGTCGTTTACAGGGTTATTGAATAACAAACCTATAGCGGCTGGAGGGATCTTTCCCCTCTGGGATGGCTGTGCCGAGGGGTGGGTCTTGGCTACAAAAGAAATAAATAACTATCCAATAACATTTGCAAAGGTTATTAAGCAAAGAACTGACATGATGTTAAAAAATAATTTTATTAGAAGATTACAAACATCAGTTAAAGCCGATTGTTTAGTTGCATTAAGATTTGCAAAATTTTTAGGATTGAAAGAAGAAGGTTTAATGAAGGGTTATGGTCCAGATGGATCAGACTTTTATAGATTTGCGAGGATTATAAAATGAGTTTTTTTGGAGATGTAATAGGCGGTAAGGCAGCAGATAAAGCTAGCCAATTTAATGCTGGTTTATTAAGAAGAGATGCTTTAATTGCAGAGCAAGAGGCTAAAGCTGGTTTTGCTGTTTATACTAATTATGACTTACCAAGATTTAATGACAACGCAGACAAATTAATTGGCGAAATAATTACTAACTACGCAACGTCTGGTGTCGAAAGATCTGGAACTGTTTTAGAAGTTTTATTTGAAAATGAATACAATCTTGAAACAGACAGAGACATGATGGAATACAATGCAACAATAGCAAAACAACAAAAAGAAAACGAGGCAATTAATTTAAGAGCAGAAGCAGCTATAGAAAGATATAGAGGAAAAGTTGCTAAAAAAGTTGGTTACTTTAGTGCCGGTCAAAGTTTATTACAAACGGGAGCAATGTTCATATAATGGCAATTAAAATTTATAATACAGAAATAGCACCAACAACTGAAGTTGGCGAAATAAAATCTACAAGAGGAATGAGAATAGGTTTAGATACCGCTGCCGCTCCAGGTAGAGCAATGGGTAATATGCTTGCAAGTGGAGAAAAACTTTATGTTAAATATGAAGAAAGAAAATCAAAAAATTCAGCTTTAAAAGCATACGATGTTGCAGTTAATGGTAATGAAAATTTTGAAGGATTAAATCAAGCTAAAGTAAAAGCTGGTTTAATGACAGACCCAGATAAAGCCGCAGCATATTATCAAGCTGAATATGAAAAAGTAAAAGGTTATTTAGAAAATAATATTGATGGTATTTTTGGTAAAAGATTTTTTAATGAAAAATTATCATTAGCAAAAATATCAGATATGAATACTGTTAAGAAAAATTCTTATCTTAATTTTATTACAGAAACTAGAACTGTTGAATTAAAATCAATGGAACCAGATATATTTAAAGCGGCTACATCTCCAGATGGTTCAATAGAAAAAATAGCCGCTATTTTAAATTTAAAAAATAAATTTGCATCTTTAGAATTTAAAGAGTTATTTGGAGCTAAAGCCAAACAAGTTGAATTTCAAACTTGGGAAGGTGTAGATATATTAAAATTTAGTAATGATTTAGAAAACGATGCAATAGACACTTACGACAAAATATTAGCAAAAGATAATGATGGTTTTACTAACTATAAAAATTTATCAGCTGATAAAAGAATGCAATTAGTTAATTCAGCTAAAAATGCTGCACAGGCTATGTCAAGCCGAGAAATGAAAAAATATTATGCAAGCGCAAAGATTGGCGAAGCATCTAATTATACAAAAGAAAAATTACTTAAACCTTGGAAAGACAGTAAAGAGTATGCTGAAATGTTTGAATTTTTAACTATTAGCGACATAGTTAGGGATAACAGTTTAGTCATTAAAAATTCAGAATACGGTCAAGAATTAAATCTTATACAGAATATAGAAGTTACTGGAGATCAATTAGCTTTTAAAGAAAAGGCTAAAAAACATTTAGAACAAATAGCTTATGAGAAAATGGCTTTAATCCAAAAAGATGCGGCTGGATATTATATAGCAAGTAATGAAGATTTAAAAGTTCTTGAAAAAGAAATTAATTTAGCTGAAAGCACAGATAATTTCGAAAGAGCGCAAACTCTTATTTCTGAAAGATCAAGTTTATTAGATGAAATTTACGAAGAAAAAAATGTACCTATTGCTTTAAGAAAATATATTAGCGAGGCAGAAGCTAATAATATTGTTGCAGCCTTTAATAATGAAATAGATGTCAATAAAAAAATTGGTTACTTATTTGGTTTAAGCGACAAGTATGGCGATAAGATGCCAGATATTTATAATCAATTACAAGATGCCAACTTACCAGGTGGTGCAACTTTAATTTTAAGTACCAATAATAGAGATCTTCAACTTTCTATTGCTAATGGTTTTGATGTTAAGAGTTTAGAAAAAAATATACAAAATTCAACTGCGTTAAAGAAAGCTGATTTATCAGATATTAAAAAAGGGATAGCTGAACAATTAAACGACAATGGTTATGCAACAGTTGTTAATAATCAACCCGCTGGAGAATTAGATCAAGTAAATCATATTAACATGGTTACAGATGCTTTATATCAAGGAGTTCTTTATAAAATGTTTAATGAAAATTTAACAATAGATAAAGCTGTAAGTAAAATTATTGAGGCTCATTCAAGCGATTATAAATACCATGAAACTTTTTGGATACCAAAAGATGTTAATGGTACAGCTGTTAATCAAGATCTTATTGAACAAAAAGCAGATTATATTTTAGAAGAAATCAAATTAACAGATTATCTTAATAAAATAGATTTATCTCATTATGGATCAATCGACCAAGAAATATTAAATGAAGATAGAAAATTTGTTGTTGGACAATTAGATAGTAAATTTGAAAATTTATCAAAACAGCAAATACAAGAGTTAATGGTTTCTGATATTAAAAATAATGGTAATTGGTATCTTAACGAAAAGGGAGATGGTTTGTTATTATATGTACCAAGAGAAAATGGTATGATGATACCAATATCTGATGCTAATGGAGCTAGAATAGAAATCAAATTTACAGATACATATAATTTAATGCCTATTACCGGTGTAGAAATACCAGATAACAAACTATTAGAAAGCAGAGATAAAGGTAAAAGTCAAGCAATAGGAGCAATTTTTTTTAAATAAGAAATAATAAACAATGTTAAATTTAAAATTTAATACATTTAAGTTACCGGATCATGTTATTAATACCGCCGCACAAACAGCTAACGTAGGTCTATGGGAGGCAACTAAAACATCTGCTTATCAAGCCTGGAACTTTAACCCAACATCATCTTTGTTTCGTACATTTGAATATCAAGAGGCTTATAATTTTAGCGATAAAGTTATTCCAAAAGAAGAACTAAATAAAAAATATGCGGATATGGGTTTATTTTTTGAAAAAGATACTAGAGAAGGTGTAGTTGATTATATAGTTCAAAGAAAAAAAATTGAACAACATAGAGCAGCTAAACTTGCTAAAGCTCCACAAAATTTAGCATCAAAAGCTGTTTATTTAGGAGCTGGTTTAGTTACATCGTTTACAGATCCAGTAAATATTGCAGCATCTTTTATACCGATTGTTAGGGAGGCAAGATTTGCCAGTTTAGTTGCAAGACTTGGCGCAACAAGAGCAAGATTAGCAAAAGGTGCTATTGAAGGTTTTGTTGGTAATACTTTAGTTGAACCTATTGTTTATGGTGTCGCACAGAGAGAACAAGCAGATTATACCTATCAAGATACTATTTTAAACTTAACTGCCGGAACTCTTCTTGGTTCTGGTATGCATCTTGGTTTTGGTAAAATAGGAGATGCTCTAGCAAGTGTTAGAGGAAAAGATAATATCTACCAAAGACTTGCCAAAGCACATCCTCATTTAAAAGATGATTTATTTAGACACGCAGTAACCAAAGCAGCAAATGATGAAGCTGTTAATGTTGGCGAGGTAGTTCAAAATTCAAGATTAAATAATGACACTTTAATTGAAATAGATAATACAAAAGCTGAACTTAAAAAAATATTAGTTAATTCAAGAAAAGAATTAAACGAGGAAGGTGTAAAATTATTTGGAAAAATTAAAGATATTAAACAAAAGATAGCTGCTTTAGAAAAATTAGATCCTAAAAGAAAATTAAAATATATTAGTACCTTAAAAAAAATTAAAGAGTTAAAAAAACAATTAAAAGAGTTAGAAGCAAAAGAAAAAGCAGTTGTTGAAAAGATTGTAAACGAAAATAAAGTTGCGAGTAAAGTTAAGAGTACAGAATTAAGTAGAGATGATGTTGGAGTAAATCCAAATAAAACAGAACCTATTATTGAAAATAAAACAGTTCAAGCAGAAGAACTAGATGCACAAAATTTAGCATTAAGAGCAAAAGATTTAGAAAAACAATTAGATAATGAAGCTGTTAGTGCTGAAGTTGCAGCAAATACTAAAGCTATGGAAAGTATAGACAATAAAATTAAAAACAAAACTAAAATAAGAGACGGAATAAAAGCTGCTGTCAACTGTATAATTAGGAGATCTTAATGGCAGATAAATGCTTAATTGAAGTTAAAAGAGTTATAAAAGATTTATTAACAGATGATGAAGTTAATACAGTTTTAACTAGAGTTAAATCTAATTTAGCAGCTGAACAAGCATTAAAAAAAGCTAACATTGAAGAGAATAAACTTGCACAAAAAGTTATTGATGAAATAGAAATAGAACAAGCAATCAATAAAAGAAATTTAGCAAACGATACTATTAAAGTTTTAGAAAAAGCAAATGAAGTTATAGATAATTGGTCTAAAGATCCAATTAAGGGAATAAGAGCAATGTTAGTAGGTATTCAAGATTTTGGCAAAGGTTCAAGAAAATCTATAGGTAACGATCAAGCTGGTTTAGAAGAAGAGTTTATGACTAACTTATTTAGCGATTTAAGAAAAGCTGGAGGTAATGCTTTAGATGCTTTTCAAAATGGTAAATTAGATATTGAAGTTTATCGAGAGTTAGCTGGAGAAAATACTGGAGTTAAAGATGCAAAAGTTATTGCAGAAATTGTTAAAAAAAATAATGAAGCAGTTAGAACATATCTAAATAATTTAGGTGCTAACATTGGTAAACTAGATGATTGGATTACAAGACAATACCATGACCCAGATAAATTAATTGGAGCAGCTGGTCGAACTGTAACTGACTGGAAACAACATCAATCAGCTTGGAGAGAAATTATAAAACCATTATTAGATTTAGAAAGAACTTTTGGTGGCGCAAAAAACATTGATGAAATTTTAGATGATATGTGGCTTAAATTAAGATCGGGTGTTTTTTTTAAAAATGATGGTTTAGATGCAGTTTATGGTTCTCAAAGTATTGCAAAGAAATTAAGTGAAGGCAGAGTATTACATTTTAAAAATGCCGATGCCAGATTTAAGTACGATCAACAATTTGGCAATCCAAGATTAAGAGAGAGTGTAGTACACGGTTTACAATTATCAGCAAGAAATATTGGTATAATGAATAGTTTAGGTACTAAACCTAAAGCAAACTTTGAAAGAATGTTAAAAATTTTAGAAGTTCATTTTGCAAAGATAAATCCTAAATTTGATGGAAAGTTTAAGTTTGAAAAATTTAAAAATGAATTTATGGAAGTAGATGGTTCAGTTTACCAAGTTGATAATGCAACGGGTGCTAAAATTGGTATGGCTCTTCGTTTTTTTCAAGGTACTGGTAAACTAGGATTTGCAACCATTTCATCATTTGCCGATCTTGCTACTTATATGACAGAAAGTAGGTTCCAAGGTAGAGGTTTATTTACTGGTTTAGCAGAGGCTTTAGGTCAACTTACTGGTTTAGGTAGAAATAAAGTTGCTTTAGATGTTTTGGGAGTAATGAGTAATACTACTATTGGAGTTATGAACCAAAAATTTTCTGGTAGAGGAGATATGACGGGTAAGTTTGCATCTTTGTCAAATAAATTTTATCAATTAAATGCTTTGAACTGGTGGGTTTCAAATTTAAAATCAGCAATGACAGTTGGTGTTGCTAGATTATATGGAATGAAAAGATCATTAACATTTGACAAACTTTCAGCTAGAGAACAAAACATTTTAACCATGTATGGTTTTGATACCGGTAAATGGGATATGTTAAGATCTATTTCTGCATTAGAGGCAGATGGTAAAACATATATTACAGCAGAAAAAATAGATGAAATATCTATTGAAAGTATTGATAGTTATTTAGGTAGAAAAGTATCAAAAAGAGAAGCTGATAATTTTAGACAAGATTTACATATTTCTTATAGAAACCTTTTATTAGATAGAGCTATGCACGGTACACCAGAACCAGATGCAGCAGTAAGAGCTACATTAAATAGAGGTTGGAAAAGAGGAACTGTTGAAGGAGAAATGATGAGATTTTTTACACAGTTTAAATCTTTTCCAGTTGCTATTTATCAAAAAGTTATTGGAAGAGAATGGAGAGGTTATAATCCAGCTAATGAAAGTGTAGGTAGAAATAGAGCAGCTGGTTTAGCATCTACAATTATTTTTGGAACTATGATGGGTTATCTTTCAATGACAGTTAAAGATTTATTAAAAGGTAAATCTCCAAGAGATATGAAAGATCATAAAAACTGGTTGGCTGCTTTTGTTCAAGGTGGTGGAATGGGTATTTATGGAGATTTTTTATATTCAGAATTAAAAAATGGTTATGGTGGTTCTTTACAAGAGACAGCTATGGGACCAGCATTTGCCGATCTATCTAAATTTATAGCATCATTTACACATTTAATTAATGGAGATATGAAGAAATTTGGTAAATCCAATTATTCAATCCTTGAAGGCAATACACCATTTTTAAATTTATTTTATACCAAGGCAGCTTATGATTATTTAATTGGCTACCAAATAAAAGAATTTTTAGACCCAGGATACTTTAAAAGAATGAGGCGAAAAGCCTATAAAAACCAAGGGTCAAAATATTTTTTAACCCCATAAAAAAGTATAGACACTATGGACAAATTTTAATAAAGAGAAACATAGTGTAGGATTTTAATGCCTACAAATCACTTTCTCACAACCTAAATATAAAAATTATGACAATATCAAGTACAACTTTGCGTAACTCATATAGTGGTAACGGATCCACGACTGCGTTTGCGTACACATTTCCGATTAATTCAACTTCAGAAATTTCTGTAATTGAAAGATCGGCTACAGGAACAGAAACAGTTAAATCAGAAGGATCTGGTTCTACCAACTATTCAATAGTTGATAATGGAGCTAGCGGTGGAACAGTAACTATGGTTACGGCTCCCGCATCGGGAACTACTTTGGTTCTTTTAAGAAACACAACTTTAACCCAAGAAACAGATTATGTTGCAAACGATCCGTTTCCAGCTGAAACTCACGAAGATGCTTTGGATAAACTCCAAATGCAGACCCAAGAGTTACAAGAAGAATTAGATAGATCATTTAAAGTTTCAAAAACAAATACTATTACTTCAGCTGAATTTACAACATCTGCAACAGATAGAGCTAGTAAAACTTTAGGTTTTGACAGCGATGGCAATCTAACGACAGTAAATGATTTCCTTCCAGCCGGAGGAGATAGCGCACAATTTACTTATTCAACAACAACGACAGATTCTGATCCAGGATCAGGAATTATTCGATTTAATAATACAACATTATCATCAGCAACTATTGCTTATGTGGATGATCTTGAGGAAAATGGAACTGATGTTTCAGCTTGGGTTCAAAGTTTTGATGATGTAACTGGTAATGCGACTAACAGAGGAAGAATAAGAGTAACTAAAGCAAATACCTTAGATGTATGGCACGTTTGGAAAATATCAGGTGCTGTTACTGACGATAGTGGTTATACAAAATTAGCTTTAACTTATATTGATGGTGCCGGAGCTTTAGCAGATGAAGATAAAGTATTTTTATCTTTTTCAGCTAGTGGTGAAGATGGAGCAATTCCTGGTTACTATTATAAATTTGATACTGGAACAAGTGATGCTGATCCTGGCGCTGGAGAGATTTCTTTTAACAACGGAACTTACGCATCTGTAACTGCAATTTATATTGATGATGCTGATGCAAATGGAGTTACTACTCAAACCGATACGATTACTTGGGATGACAGCACTTCAACAATTAAAGGTTATCTTCACATTGTAGATATTAACGACAGTACGACTTATGCAAGATTTTCAATTACAGGATCATCAACAGATGCTAGTGGCTATAACAAATTAGCAGTTACACATTTAGCATCCAATAATACTTTTTCAGCAGCAGATGAATTATCTGTTCACTTTACAAGACAAGGCGACAAAGGCGATACTGGTTCAACTGGTTCAACAGGAGCAACTGGCGCTACTGGAGCTGCTGGACCAATTCCAGGAAAAGTTGAAGGAACAAATTTTACAGATAGTTTATTAGTTGGTCATTCAACAACAGGAACTTTAAGTTCTGCTGAAAGAAACACTGGAGTTGGCATTGATGCTTTAGATGCTCTTACTACTGGTGATGGCAATACAGCATTAGGTTATCAAGCTGGTTCAGCTATTACTACTGAAACAAGCAATACTTTAATTGGTAAAGGTGCTGGCGATTCTCTTGCATCTAGTAATAATACAATTATCGGACATAATGCTTTAGGTGCAGCTAGTTCATCTTCTGCTGGAAATACTGCTATTGGTAGAAGTGCCATGAAAGATAGTACTTCCGCAACTTATAATACTGCCGTAGGTTTGTCGGCTTTGGAAGATACTACAGGAACTCTTAATATTGGAATTGGCTCAAATGCTGGCGATAATATTACCTCTGGCTCTGGAAATGTAATTATTGGAGGTGTTGATGCTGATTCAGCAACAGGATCAAGACAATTAAAAATTGCTGGTTACGATGGTTCAACAACTACAACTTGGATAACTGGTGATAGTTCAGGAGTATTAACTTTAAATGCTGCTAATGTAACTCAACAAGCAATCACTTCATCATCGAATGCAGTTGCTTGGGATGCTTCTGCTAAACCAAACGCATACCATATCACAACAGAAAATACGACTTTATCTGCACCAAGTAACGCAGTTGAAGGAGCATTTATCTGTTTAGAAATTAATTACAATGGAAGTCATACTTTTTCGTGGAATGCAATTTACAATTTTAGTGCTGATACTGCTCCTACGACAACAGATACAGATGGTAAGACGGATATTTTTGTATTCAGATACAATGGAGCAATTTGGCAAGAAGTAGGAAGAACATTAAATATACCAGAGAGTTAAAAATAGGAGTTAAAATATATGTGGGGATTAGTACAAGACGGATCAATTACAAAAATAATAAATAAACCAAAAGGTATGGTTATTGGCGATGTTCGTCATTCAAGAAATATATTTTCTTCTAGATGGACTAATGCAGAAAGAGAAGCTATTGGAATTTATGAAGTAGAATTTGATAATTCTAATAAAAAAGATGAGAAATGGTATATCAATACCAATCAATCATTTGCTTTTGCTGGTGGAAAAATTACAGCAAGCTATGGTTCAGCTACACCAAAAAATTATGCTGATACTTTATATACAGAACAAGACAAAACAGATGGTAAAATACCAGATGGTAAAGATGTAGGCGATGTTGCTGTTAAAGGATTAAAAACAGTTTTAATTAAAAATATTAAATCTCAAGCTGCTGGAGAATTATCTAAAACCGATTGGTACATAACAAGAAAAGCAGATGCTGGAACAGCAGTACCATCATCTATTACAACTCATAGAGCAGCAGTAAGAACAAAAGCAGCTGAACAAGAAACTGCAATTACAAATGCTGCTGATACACCAGCTTTAGAAACTTTATATACTTATACAGAACAAGAAGATGGATCTACTACAAGACCATTAGGTGAACTGCCAACGTTGGAGAGTTAATGCCTTTAATTTTATCAGGTAATGTAGCTTCAGCAATAGGTGGTGCTTACGAAGTAGCCAACTCATGTAGGTTTGATGGTTCTAGTGCTTATATGACTAAAACACCAGGTAGTGCTGGTAGTCAAGTAACTCAAACATATTCAGTTTGGGTTAAAAGAAGCAAACTAGGCGATGAAGAATTTATTATGTATGCTAGAAAAGATGCTGATGACGATACTAGATTATATTTTGAAAATGATACTTTAAGATTTCAATGTACTGTAGATAATACAACTCATACAAGGCTATGGACTAATAGAGTTTTTCGTGATCCTAGTGCCTGGTACCATATCGTAATTTCATACGACAGTTCAGTTAGTACACCAAGCACTTCATCAGTACAAATGTTTATTAATGGAGTTAAGGAAACAAGTTTTTCATCAGCAACTTATCCATCTCAAAATGATGTATCTTATTGGTGTGATGACGCGCTTCATACTGTTGGAAGAAGAAGTGATGGAACAAGTAATTACTATAATGGTTACATGGCAGAAGCTGTATTAATTGATGGTTCAGCTTTAACAGCAAGTTCATTCGGTGAATTTGACGAAGATAGTCCGACAATTTGGAAACCAAAAGATGTATCAGGATTAACATTTGGTACGAATGGTTTTTATTTAGATTTTGAAGATAGTGCTAATTTAGGCAACGATGCAAATGGTGGAACAGATTTTTCTGAAAGTGGTCTAGCCGCAACAGATCAAACTACAGATACACCTACTAATAATTTTGCAACTTTTAATCCTCTACTTAATAATTGGACAGGCATGAGTGAAGGAAATACAAAAGTAATCAATACTTCACAGGCATATCGAGATACATTTTCTACCATAGCACTTAAATCTGGTAAATGGTATGTGGAGTGTCGAATAGATACAGAGGTTGGTGGAACATATCCTATTTTTGGAATAGCAGATGCAAGTGAATATCAAAAACCAGCGCAACATAATTTATTAGGAAGAAGTGCTTTAGGTTGGGGTTTTCAAACAGATGGAAATTATTATAATAATAATTCTGATGCTGGTGACTGGTCAACTTTAGACAGTGGAGATATAATAGGATTATATTTGGATTTAGATTCATCACAAAATACTTTAAAAGTTTATAAAAATGGAAGCTCTGAATTATCATTAGACATTAATGATCCTGTTGATGGATATTATTTTGGAGTTTCAACATACCAAGAAGATAGTGTATCAGGATCAATAAATTTTGGTAATCCTAATTTTTCACTTTCTTCGGCAGTAAGCGATGATAATGGATATGGTTCATTTGAATATTCGCCAAATATTTCAACAACAAAATATTATGCAATATGTACTAAAAACTTAGCGGAGTATGGAGGATAAATGGCAGCTTATACAACAATAGACAATCCAGAATTATATTTTCAGGTTAAAATCTGGAGTGGAACAGGAAGCGATCATGCTGTTACTTTAGATGGTGATGAAAATATGCAACCTGATTTAGTTTGGATTAAAAATAGAGCAGATGCACAGGATAATATTTTATTTGATTCTGTAAGAGGTGTAAATAAATCTTTAAGACCAGATACAACTGCTGCTGAAGACACAACAAATAATGATGGCTCTTTACAATCTTTTGATAGTGATGGTTTTACTCTTTATCAACCAGGTGTTGGAGACGATAAAACTAATGATGGTGCTGATACCTATGTAGCTTGGTGCTGGAAAGAATCTGCAACTGCTGGGTTTGATATAGTTAATAATGTTAAAAATGATACAGATGTTGAAAATATAAGTCATAACTTATCAGCAGTTCCACATTGGATTATAGGCAAATCAAGAACAGGTGGATCATACAGTTGGATTTGTTATCATAAAGATGTTGGAAATGAACATTCTATGTACCTACATGATACTTCAGCAAAAGTAGATAGTGTAACTTTTTTCAACGATACCTCACCCACATCGAGTGTCTTCACTCTAGGAGCCGATAATGCTTGGAATGGTACTAATATTTTTTATGTTTGGGCACCTAAACAAGGCTTCAGCCGTTTTTCAAAATTTGTCGGCAACGGCTCAAGCGATGGAACTTATGTACACTTAGGATTTTCGCCAGCTTGGGTTATGATAAAAGGTACTAACACAAACGGATGGTTAGTCATTGATAATAAAAGAACAGCATATAATTCAGATTCTAAATTTTTATATCCTCATGCTTCAGATGCAGAGGAATCTTTATCTGATAGATTTGATTTTTTATCTAATGGTTTCAAATTAAGAAATACTTGGACAGCATTTAATTCAAGTGGACAGGAGTATATCTACATGGCTTTCGCAGAAGCACCATTCGTAAATTCTAACGGAGTACCTTGTAATGCTCGTTGATTAAATAAAATAACAAAATTAATAAGAGGAGAAGTACACTATGAAAATAGCTCTTGCTATGATTGTGTGTACGGCTCTCTATCAAGAGTGTCTGCCGCCACATCAAATGCCAGAAACATACACAAATACTTATAATTGTATGAAAGCTGGTTATGAAGAAAGTTTAAGAAAATTAGAAGAAATAGGAGAAGAAGATGTTAATAAATATAATACCTACATTAAATTTTTATGCTATCCAATAAAAGAGGAACCCAAAGAAGATGCCTAAAAAAAATAAAAAAACATTTTCAAATATTGAAGATCATAATGGAATAAGAATATCATACCATGAAAAGGTTTGTGCAGAGAGGATGAAAACAATTTTTAAACTGTTAGATGAAATGAGAAAAGATATTAGAGAATTAAAAACTTATATGAATGTAGGAAAAGGTGCTGCCGCAATAATAATCTTTATTGGGGGTTTACTTGGCACGATTTTCTACTTCTTCACGAAATAGAACTACAGCTGCCAAAGGTTTAAGTAGTGAGCTATTAGCTGCCGCAAAGTTTGCCAAAGATCCAAACTTAATTGTGTTCACACCAGTTGGTGCTGGACCCATAGATATATTAACTTTGAATATTAAAACAGGGGAGTACCAAGGTTATGATGTCAAGACAAGAAACTACCGTAAAGATGGTTCTAAAATTAATAGACCAAGAACCAGGGAACAAAAAAGACTAGGTGTTAAAATTTTTAATTTTGACCCAGAAAAGGATTGAAGAGTTATGGATACATATAATGAGCTTAAACAAGACATTAAAACCCACGAAGGTTACAGAGATCATATATACAAAGATAGTTTGGGGTTATCTACTATTTTTTGGGGTCATCTTATTTTACCTACCGATGAATATGTTGAGGGTATTAACTACTCTATTGAAGATGCTGAGAAGTGTTTTAATAAAGATTTTAATATTGCTCTACAAGCTGCTGAGAAATTAATTGGCGATATAGAAGTTAATCATATTCAAAAATGTGTAATTATTGAAATGGTTTATCAACTTGGTGGACCAAGAACTTCTAAATTTAAAAAAATGTGGCAAGCTCTTAAAGATGGAGATATGGAAAAATGTGCTGATGAGATGATAAATTCGAGGTGGCATTCTCAAACACAATCTCGTTGTGAAAAGCTAGCTGCTAAAATGAGGAGCAGTAATAAATGATACAGTTTTTAGGTTTCTTAAAAAATCCTCTGGTTAAATTTGTAGCAAATAAAACCATGGGTGCAATTACTCATAAGCTAGAAAAAGATAAAATTATTAAAGCCAAAGAATTAGAAGCTGCTAATAACTTGGATGTTAAAAAGGTTGAGGTGCAGCTTGAACAAGTAAGACAACAACAAAATTCGTGGAAAGACGAATGGCTCGTATTATTTTTTTCAATAATCTTTGGATTACATTTTACACCTTGGACAGTCTCCTGGTGTGATAGAGCTTGGGATGCTCTTCAAAAAGCAGATCCAATGTTTTGGTATATAATTTTAACAATGGTAGGAGCGAGCTTTGGTGTAACTACCATGAACAAGTTAGGTAAAAAGAAATGACAATAACTAAATCAGACTTTGATCCGCATTGCTTTGGCGGTCATTATCAAGAACCACCAGATGCTTTACACTTTCAGTTTGAAGGTGCTAGATGCGATAACTATGTTTACCGGTATATATTAGTTGATAAGTTTAGACCCAATAAGATTGATGCAAGAAGTAAAAAGACAGAGGAAGAAAAAGATAAATCTGGAAAAGAGATAGCTGCTAGTTACTTACCTTTAGTTTTAACAGAAGAAGTAAAACCAAGTTTAATAGATAAGATAAAAAATATTTTTTTTTAATGATTGACCCAAAAGAAGATGAGTTATCTCATTTTGCACATTGGTATTTAAACTCTGGAGAAGTTGATAAAGTTTATACACCTATAAAAAATGGTTTATTATTTATAGAAGGTGTAAGTGGAATTGTTTTATATAGAAATAAACCTTTTCAAGTTGAGCTTTTTATTTGTCAACCTAATCTGGTTATACCAGAGCATACACATCCAGACGTAGATAGTTACGAATGTTTTTTGTATGGAATGAAATTTACTCATTCTGGTAATACAGCTATTGATATTGAACAAGCATTAGAGGAACAAAATGGTTATCCAATTAATGCTTATCAAACCATAAGAGTTAAACCAAACGATCTTCATGGTGGAACTGCATCAAAATATGGTGGAGCTTTTATATCAATTCAGCATTGGTTAAATGACGTAGATCCAACTCATGTTAGTTCAAATTGGGATGGAAAATCTATGGGTAAAAATCATTCGGAACAAGCGGGATTGAATGGCTAGAGTTAAGTTTACTCACTTTGTACCAAGGGATAAACCACCAAAAAGACCAGGTAGACATAAGAAAAATTTAAACAAATCTGAAAAGAGAAACAAAAAACTTACTAGATATAAGGGTCAAGGAAGATGAAAGATCAAATTAATCTATCTGATAAAAGTAAAATTTCTATGCCATTGGCAAACCTGGCTATGGTTATTGGGTTAGTGGCTACTGTCGTATTAATGTATAGCCAAATAACAAATAGATTAACTTCTCTTGAAACAAGTAGAGAATTAATGGCTAGTGATTTGTTAAAAGCTAGCGATCAAAAACCCATAGACCAAGAACAATTTTTGATCCAGGAGAGTTTGGCTGGAGATTTAGAAAAGACAATTACCAGAGTAGATGACATGATGCACAATGGAGTTAATATTTCAAGAATGATTAAAGACATTGAAAGATTAAGAGATGAAGTTGAAAAACTTAAAGATAAAGTAAGAGATAATGGTAACCACCAATGATGGATAAAATTATAACACTTCTAATTGGGATTATGTTAGCGGTATCTGGTTGGGTATTAACCCAAACATTTTCTTTATCCACAAACCAGGCGGTTCAAGTAGATAAGGTTGATAAATTAGAAAGACAAGTAGAAAAGCTCCAGGATAAGATGGCTACTATGATGGATAAAGACGAAGAGATTATGCAACAGCATAAAGATTTATTTAAAATTTTAGAGAAAGGAGATACTCCAACAACGGGGTATTCGTATAACTAATGATAGAAACAGTATTTGCTTTACTACTAATAATGGATCATGAAATTAAAGAGCATCGTATTCAACCTTCATTAAGCAAATGTCTTAAAGCAAAAAGAATTGCTATGAGAGATAAAACACCTACTGATAGAGTTGTTTATAAGTGTATTAAATCTAAAGCAGAGATAGAGATTTATATGGGAGAAAAAAAAATAACTAAATTAATAATGAAATAATAATGGATCTTAAAGATAAAATAGTTGGTTTAGCTTTAGCTGCTTTAATAGCTTTGGTTGGTTGGAACTTAAAAGAAACCTGGAATATGAAAGAGGCTGTCATTAAACTTCAACAGGGTCAAGAAGTTCTATCTAAACAAATTAAGAAGAATACTAATTTTGTTAAAAGAAATATTAAGAAACTAGATAAAAAGAAAAAGAAAAAGAAGAAAAAGAAAAAGGCGGATAATGAATAATGAAATATATATTATTAATTACACTCATGTTTTTTTTAGTGGGTTGTTTTGACAATGTTAGGCAATCTATAGGTATAAATACTAATCCACTTAGTAAAAATGTAGAAGAAAAAACTAAACTAAATTATAAAATTATATTTGGTAAAGTAAGACCCAAGGAAGATGATGATGATTGATAAAATTTTATTAAAATTTTTTGGTGGTATAGATAAAGTAACCGAATGGCTCTTTGCCTGGCAAACTCCTAGATGTAAATGCAAAAACAGAAAAAAAAGTCGTGGGTAAAACCAGTTCAATATGTAATGAATATAGGTAAGTGCCGTTATTGTTCAGCCGAGATGAGTAACCAAGAAAGTTTTGTAGCTTTTGCAGATAAGACTAAAGCTCATTATCAATGTATGAAAGAAGATGATAACCAGAGAGCTTTGGATAAGACTTTTGAATAAGGC